GGAGAAGCTGATGGAAGTGCCAGTGGCATCAGACAAGGACAAGGACAAGGACAAAGACAAGGGTAAAACCGCGTCAGGCACCCCTGTCCTCAAAGAGTATAGCGATATGTCTACCGATTCCGTTGTGGATATCACAGTGACGTTTCATCCATCGTATCCACATACACCAAAGGATCTGGCCGCCGCGATCATAGACGCTGACGCAGGAACAAACAAGCTGGAGAAATTACTCGGGTTATTCACGACACAAAGCACGACGAATATGAATCTCTTCGACGCGCATGAGAAGTTACGTAAGTACGCGACGATCTACGATATCATCGAGGATTATTACGTAGAACGCCTGGCACTTTACTCCAAACGCAAAGCGGCGATGCTTGCACAATTGGCGAATGAACTGCGTGTCCTCAGCAATCGCGCCAAGTATATTCAAGAGATCCTGGACGACAAGCTGGAGCTTCGTAGGCAGACAAAGGAAGCGATCTTCGCAAAGATGACGGAGCACGGATACGAACACATTGACGGTGATGCAGAGTTCAAATACCTCTTGAAGATGCCGATGGATAGTGTCACGGATGAGAATGTCACGCATCTCCTCGCCGAGCGTGATACCAAGCGGGCACAACATCAGGCCCTCCAAGAAACAACAATCGAGGCGTTATGGACGCGTGACTTGGATGAACTGGAGGTAGAGTATAGGAAATGGGCTGCGATGGCGACTGCGGCATCGGAAGCTAAAACCTCCGGCACTGGAGGTGGAGCTGTTGCAACGAAGAAGAAAATGGTTGTGAAAAAGGCGTAAGTGTAAGTGATAGTTATACGAATAGAAATAAATTTAATTTTTTTCATTTTTTGTATGATATCGCATCTTTCAAACGATTTTGAAAAAAATTGAAATCCTTTTTCTTATATACAATTAGTAAGCAGTGCATTCAAGAGATACAAAGATAGAATATGTCAAGCAGAACTCAGCATCGTCAATGGTCCGTCGCTTTGTTTGAAAGGGACAGAGCTCATTTGTGCGATTGGCTGAAAATCACAGTCGTACAAGCAATCGAACAAGGAAAGCGCCGAATCCTTATTCGCGCTCCAGTGAAATCAGGTAAAAGGCAAATGGTCGAGTATCTTGCAATGAGAGACAACGCAACCAACCCCACGCGCCAACACAAGTTTCTAACCGCATGGCATCGAAAAGCAGACGAAGACCAACGCGCCGAACTCAAATGCTACGGCATCGAAGTATTTTCAGGTATTACCGGCAAAAAAAAAGAAGACTACAACGCCAAGATCCGCGCGACTCTCCAAAGTGATCCTCGTGTTACGTTGATCATTCACATTGACGAGTGTGATCATGGATCAGCAGAACGTCAAGTACTCGCGGAAATTTGGAGAGAGTGGCGTGACAATGCAAACGTGATCTTCATCCTTTACAGCGCAACACCAGAGGAAGTTATTTACTCTGGTGAGATTGACTCTGAAAATGAAGAAATGATGGGAGACCTCATTGAAGGTGAAGACGAATGCGAAAGTGCTCGTTTTGACTACACACCTCCCGAGACATTCTGTGGTCCAGCGAAATTTCTTGATGCGGGTCTTGTGTATGAGGCACGCCCGTTTTTCGAGAAGGCACTCGAACTTGGAGCACAACATCGTTACAGACTTACGACACAAGGCCGTCAAGTCATGGATGATTTGCGCAAACAGATCCAACTTGACATAGAGAGACAAAGACTCGACAGAACATGGAAAGTAAGGAATATCTTGATGCTCCGTATCTCATATGATACCGACGACGAGAATGACACAACATCATCGAAACCAAAATCCAAACAAGACAAAAAGGCGATTCACCAATTCTTGAAAAACCTACACATGTTCCCTGAAGAGGAACTCGGAGACTGTCAGATCTACGTCGACAAGGATGAAGCGCCTCCTGGAATGAGTGATTTGTGTGTTGACCAAAAAATTCAATGGAGCAATCCTAAATACTGGGATGGCATCACCGAGTCACGACCCGTTATTATCATCAATGATCAAACGTGTTCACGTTCGACCGAACTTGCAGCACATGATCGTATTTTCGCATACCATGACTACCGTCGCACCATCACATTCAGCGTTTGCTCGCAGGCATCCGAACGCCCAAACCATTACTCTACCAAGTATTCAGGGGTGTTTCAGCGCATTCGCATTTACTGTCACGAGAAGACAATGCTTCTGTCAGCCGGTCGAATTTCACATGATGAATACATTGAACCGCCGCAGTGGATGATGAAGAAACAGTACAACGCAGAAACGTACCAGATCGTGAAAAATGATCGTACTCGAAGACTTCACCCCGATCACCCAAATCCAATGACAGAAGCCGACGCAAAAGCGGTTCTTCTCGATCTCAAGTGTGATAAGATATACACCAAACTTTCAGCGCGTGTCAGAGGAAAGATCGACGATGAAATCATCATTCATTCAGTCTTTGTACCTTGTTCGTCAGCAGAAGAATTCGATCGCCTTCGCAGTCAAGGTCTGTTGGATGGAAAAAATGGACGTGGACCACGTGACAATCTATTCGAGAAATACTCACCCAATCCCGAAAATCCAGACAAGCGGTTTGAGTGTTCGATTCGAAGTACACGAAAGGTTCGCACAGTTGAAGAAGTCGAATTCGAGCATTGGGGCATAAATGAGAAACATACAACACGCCGTCATATCTGCTACAATCAAGACGGAGTATGCGGCGTCTTGCTTCAAACATTCAACGGATACCGCGAGGTGGATACTCTCACATGTCACAAGTCAATGTATCGTCCGAAACAGAAGAGTTCTTCATCCCCCGCGTCAGCGCCAGCTTCAAGTAGCGATGATACAGATACGGATACGGATTAAACAATACACAGCTGGCCAACATCAAGAAAACGTTTAATGGTTATGTAGCGGTTAAAAACCATTTTTTTATACAATGTACGTCACAATCTCTGGACCCGTGACTTGGATGAACTGGAGGTGGAACTGTTGAAGAAGGCGTAAGTAGTTTGGTTTTATACAAATAATAATAAAGTCAAACGGATAAGAATTGAATATAAAATTGAAGGAAAGTACATCCATAACAATCCACAACAATCCACAATAAATGACCGCCACTACAGCCGGATCAGTTCGAGAATCGGGACTCGATAAGTTCTATACAATTCCAGCAATCTCTGAAAAATGTTTAGCAAGTGTTGGTTCTCGATACAAATGGTCCGACTGGGGGCTGGTGATAGAACCAAGTGCCGGAAATGGTAGTTTCCTTATACGAATCCCTACTGATAAGAAAGTTGGGATTGATATTTCGCCAGAACATAAAGATATTGTCAAACAAGATTTTCTTACATACAATCCTCCAAGTGGTGTTGGTAAGATTCTTGTTGTTGGTAATCCACCATTCGGCAGAGTAAGTTCTCTTGCGATTAAGTTCTTCAATCACGCCTCGAATTTCGCTGATGTAATCGCTTTTATTATTCCACGGACATTCCGTCGAGTGAGTGTTCATAATAAACTAAATGCGAGTTTTCATCTTGTATTTGACGAGGAAATCCCTACGGAACCTTGTTCATTTACTCCTCCTATGATGGCGAAATGTTGTTTTCAAATCTGGGAGAAAAAAGATACTAAACGCCCGATTGTTGAACTTTCCACAACACATGATGACTGGGATTTCTTGGATTTTGGTCCAAAAGATGCAAAAGGACAGCCAACACCTCCAAAAGGAGCAGATTTTGCGTTGCGTGCTTATGGAGGAAAGTGTGGTGAAATAGTAGATACTGGACTGGAAACATTACGCCCTAAAAGTTGGCACTGGATCAAATCAAAGATAAACAAAAATACTCTTATTGAACGATTTAATGCCCTCGATTATAAGATAAGCCTTGATACCGCACGACAAAACTCTATGGGGAAGGGAGAACTCGTAAGAGAATATAGCGAAATGTATGATTAAAGTTCAGATTCAGAAATTCGAAAGACCATCAACGCCTTCCAGCAGTCATCATTCATGGTTGGTCGAAGAGCATATTCTTTCGTGCTCGTTTCATCATTCAAAGAGTCAATCGTAATTGCACCATGTTCTTCATTCGTTCCATGTGCGTATCCACCATAGGAAACAATCATATTTTTTATATCTGTTTTGGAAACCCTAAAGATATATAACTCACCTAAATCTTCAACATTTTCAGGCGATACATGGTATGCTGTAAGTATATAATTATCGCACTTGTGAGAAGGTCTAATCTGGACGAAATTGAATTTCCTATGCGCGCGGTCTCCAATCGATGCTTTCACTTCTGAGTCCTTTCCATCCTTTGAGCAATCACCTTTGCGGTGTTTTGCTTTATTTTTGGTATAGCCAAACTTCTCTCGAATGAACATTTCAATCAATGGACCGAATTGCTGTGACGATGTATATTGCAGACAATATGCATGGGCTTCTTTTAGAGTATCCCATTTCATAACTTGAACTTTGTGGTCCATTTTTGAAACTTTCAAATGCTCTCTTAACCCCTGTATAAGATCGGATTTATTCATCGGTGGTGTGGTGTGGTGTGGTGTGGTGTGGTGTTGTAGGATTTTATTACAGTATTTATTTTCAATTTTATAAAGAAAGGTTTTCATTTTTATACAATGTGTGTGACAATCTCTTCATTCATATTGTATTTATCATATATTCATGAATTCATATATTCATCAAAACCACGGCTTCAACTCAAGCGTCTTATGTTTATAGTCCGAGAAATTAGGCCTCGCGATCGGCGTGTACATGTTGCTCACATCGCGCTTATACTGAATGTATCCCTCCGCCTCTCCATGCACACGAGGAACACAATATTCAAATACTAATTCATTCAACTCTATAATCTGCTGCCGAATATCGACGGGAGAATTGGCCGAGTTTTGAAGGTAAATGGTGCGCATGATGATACGCAATGTATCGCAATCTTGTTCGCCGATTACGTACTTTCCACGTGATCGCAAGTATACACCGGCACGTATTCCATTCTGAATGATCTGCATATTCTCCTTGCTAAAGAATGCATTCGAAAGTGGTGTATTTTCCCAAATACCATTTAAAGCATCGCGGTACGTCACGCATTGGTGGACAGGGTTTTTATCGTAAAGCGCGAACTGGTCTTGGATTTGCGGAGTAACAATATCAAGACGCCCATTTTTAGGTTGTCCGATGAATGTTTCTTCAGGGAACGTACGATAGTCGAAACGATTCATTGTAAATTATTCTGTATATTATATAGAATATCGTATATTTTAATACTTAATAATTATATACACTATAGATTACCAATGGATATTACTTCAAGTGCTAAAAATATTGGGTCTTCCGCCTTCGGAAGTTCATCATCAGGTTCTGGTGGAGGCGGTAGCGGTGGTGGCGGCGGCGGCGGCGGTGGAATGTTTAGCGGATTTCTGAATTTATCTATTCAGAAAATGGTCCTTTTACTTGCGATTATCGCGTTTTTTATATCGGTAGGAACGGTTGCTATTTTACTATGGAAGTCGAAAAGTGCGCAGAATTGGCCACCTGAAATATCGAAATGTCCGGATCGTATGGATCTGAGTGGAAATATGTGTGTTGATAATTATGGATTATGGAGTCCCCTGAGACAAATACAGCCACAGTTAAGCAATTGTGATAATTTCAATACGCACAAAAATCTAAGATATAATAGTTCTGAATTTACTGGAAGTGATACCGGATATGTTCCATGGGAAGGAATCATTGATGGTCAAAATTCACGTGCAAGTTCTCTAAAATGTTTGAACTAGTTTGCTCGGAATGCGTTCGTTCGTTTCATAAACTCCAATGTATCGTGATCGCGGTGTTGCGTTCTACATTCATAACCTATTCATTGACATAAAGTGTATTATTTTATGTCAGCGTATGCGGGCGTATGCGGGCCGTATTACATACGGTAAGCCCCAGGTGCAACAGCAGATGCCTCCTTTGCGACTGCAGGAAGAGAATCCGATGGAGATCCAGCACCAAATGTTCCCGCCTTCATGTTACTTGTGACACACATCGAGTAGAACAAACGTGACTGGAAGTACATCAATCCATAGACCAGAATCATCAAAAACGAATACAGCCCACTCATGAAGGTTATTTTTCCCCTAAATAATAACACAAGTGATGAAATGAAACCCAAACTGGCAACCGCCAAGAATATAAAATTCACGACAGTAAGCCAGTAAAAAAGCAAGCAGTAATCCTTATCAAGAGGAGTAAACAACTGTTGAATTGCGTCCATTATCTGAATATACCAAGTTATAATATATAAAAACAAAAAAAGGTATTCAAATAGTGACTAAAACATTGAAACCGTAACCTTTGTAGAATGGATAAAATAGATTCAATAAAATCACCGATTGCGTCGATTGCGTCGATTGCGTCGATTAATTATACACAATTTCTGGGTCGAGAGACGATCTACAATAATATACGCGACTTCTTATCATCATTTCAAAAAAACAAATCCGACCTTACCTTCAAGCGTGGTATATATATCTATGGCGCACCTGGCTCAGGAAAAACCGAATTTGTGATCCGTTTATTAAAAGAGTTGAACTATGATATGGTAAAATATGATGCGGGAGATATACGCAATAAATCGATCATTGAATCCATCACCCAGCACAATATATCGGACAAGAACATCATGTCCATCTTCCAGCGTAAAGTCCAGAAAATCGTGGTTGTCATGGATGAACTCGACGGAATGAATAATGGTGATAAGGGTGGTATTACGTCACTTATAAAACTCATTCGCCCTAAAAAAACGAAGAAACAGAAACAAGAAGAAATTACGATGAATCCGATTATATGTATCGGAAACTATCACATTGACAAGAAGATCAAGGAACTCATGAAGGTCTGTTATGTCTATGAATTGAAAACTCCTACACCTGTTCAAATGACACACATCATCGATATTACAATGGGTGCAAGTATTGAAGCAGGAATGCGAAAGAATATAGTTGCGTTTGTCCAAGGGAATCTGCGCAAACTCGGTGCCGTTGCTGAAATGAGCAAGAAGTCAAACTGTATCCTTGCGAATAATATACTTCATGCAATATTTCAACCCAACACATATAATGAAGATATCAAGAAAATAACCGAAAAACTGTTAAATACCGAGTATTCTATATCTGAGCATAATGTCCTCATCAATGAGACTGACCGAACAACGATCGGATTATTATGGCACGAAAACGTGATTGATGTATTGGAGAAAATGCCGATATCCGTCTCTGCACCATTTTATAAACTAATCCTTGATAACATTTGTCAGGCAGACTACTTTGATCGCATCACATTTCAGAACCAGATTTGGCTTTTCAATGAACTATCTTCACTTATTAAAACATTCTATAATCATTATTTGTATCATAAATCATTTCCAAAGAAGGCGCGGTTTCATCCGACCGAAGTACGGTTTACAAAAGTGCTTACGAAATACAGTACCGAATACAACAATCAGCTATTTATACAGAATTTGTGTATGCAATTATCAATGGACCAGAAAGATCTATTCGCATTTTTCCTTACACTCAAAAAACAATATACCGAAGATGAAATACCGCGCATATTAGAAATGTATGAAATTACAAAACTGGATGTAAACCGTATTTACAGGTATTTAGACAAATATACGGAAAAAATAGACCCTCATTTTATTTCGGCAGCGGGTCCAAGTATAGAGATGATAGAACTCGGCGGCGGTGGCAACACGCTCGATGGGGAGGGAGATGCGTTTGAATAAACCCAAAAAGATATAAGGATTATTTAGAAACATTTCATTCGTTTAGTATTATGGGCGCATCTATTTCTTTGGATTCCAAGTACCGTTTGGTTTTAAATACTGAAGTGGAATGTATTTCTATCAATCCATCGTCATCATCTGCCGTAACTGGCGGTTCCAGCGGCGGAGCTCATAAAAAGAAACACGATCATAAGCGTCACCGTAGCGATAGTGAGAGCGACAGCGACGGCAGTGGCAGTGGCAGTGGCAGTGGCAGTGATAGTGAACGAAGCGGAAGCGGAAGTGACAGCGGAAGTGAGAGCGAGAGCGATAAGACATACACAGTAAAACTAACACCAGAGATTATTGGGTATATTCGTAGTTACATTCGTAAAAACCAGTTTTTGGACGAGTTTGATTTGATCACTGAAATTGAGCTTGATAAGTATGAACATGCGCCGGGTTCGGCACTTGTATTCAACTCAGACTCTATTGTGTTCATGACAAATAATCATACCTTAGAGGCGGTTGGTGATTGGGAGTACATTGAGCCGGAGAAACCTGTTGTATCATCGAGTAAATCGAAGTCAAAAGGAGGGCGTGGTCGTGATCGCGACCGTCGCCGTGACGACAATGACGACGACGACAACGACTATGACAATGACCGTAAACAATACAAAACAAAGGAAGATGATCTTCCGGTGAATGAGATTGAGAATATTCTTACCGAGAAATTCGAGGAATACAATAAGACACGGGAGTTTGTCATTCACGAATCAAAGAACAGCTTTCTTGTGTTACTTATCAAGTCAGTTGAGATTGTAAAGGCATAACGCGGATTGGGTGTTAGGTCTTAGGTCTTAGGTTTAGGTCTTAGGTCTTAGGTCTTAGGTCTTAGGTCTTAGGTCTTAGGTCTTAGGTCTTAGGTCTTAGGTCTTAGGTTGTAATATGTCATTGGATAATACGACACATTACATTACATTACATTACATTACATGTATATCGTCTCTTTTGCGTTTGTATCTACATTATTCACATTTGTTGAACTATTCTCTCTTTGTCTTTGAAGTAACAGCTCATATTTCGATTGAAGTATACGATACTCCTCTTTCATTTGGGCAAGTTCTTTATTTCGGTGTTCGACGTCTGTCTGTAATTGTTGAATAATCTGAACGACTTGTTCATTATTTAATGCCACTGGTTGTTGACCTGGTTGCTGTAAAATGATTTGTCCTCCGCCGCCGCCGCCACCCGCCGCCGCTGCAGCCTCTGCATTTTGCGCCATTTTCGCGCGATCTTTTTCCAACTGAATCGTTTGTGCAATAACATCCGGCTTCATCTCAGGACGTCCTGGCGCATAATTCTCCAAAAGCTTTTCCAGTTCGACCATATAAAACCGTCGAGAAACCGGATCTTTAATAAAATCCATCACTTTCTTCGGTGAATCATGCACAACATCAGGATTCGCATTCACCAAGAGTTTACGTTTATCGAATGTATTATGCTCATGTGAGAAAACCAATATTACCTTCATTGGATCCAGTTGGACGAATGGAACTGTATAATCTTTCAAGAATGCACGTTCTTCCGCCAAACATGCATCATCGTTATACCTATGATGTTTAAGAAGTTTACGCTTGAATGCAAATGTCCCCGCTGTTGCATGATTTGGTCCATAGGGACCAAACTTCTTCATTTGACCAATATGTTTGAAATAAATGTAGATCTCGCTTGAACCCGCACATAATGCGTCTGGGTGTGTAACGAGCATGTGAACAGCATGAGATACTCGTTGTGGTGGATAATAGTCATCGTCATCCATGTAGACTAAAATTTCACCACGCGACTTTTCATGCAGTAAATTTCTCTTCTTACCTAACGTCATTTTCGTATCATACTTAAAGTATTTGACGCGAGGATGAGATGCAACAAGGTCTTCGATCGGATCGGAACCATCATCAATAATAATCCATTCCATTCGATCTTGCGGATAGTCTTGGTTATTGAAACACATAATCATCGCGTTTATAAAAGGGCGTCGGTTAAATGTTGGCGTACATACGCTAACAAACGGGTATAATTTGAAGTATTCGGGTGTTGATTTTTCGGGGATACCGATGCTTGGAGCGCCTGCGCTTGTGCCTGCGCCGGATCTTTTGGTCTTACCCATTCTATCTACTAACTATGTGGTGTGGTGTGGTGTGGTGTGGTGTGGTGTGGTGTGGTGTGGTGTGGTGTGTTGTATGTCGTATGATATTACTTTATACGATAAATTGTTTATGTTGTTTACGTTGGACTCCAATTTTTTAGTGTAGTAAAGAAATTCATAATTCCCTGCCAGTAATGCGTAAGATACAATACAAGCAACATCAAAATCACAATCGCCGCAACATTCAAATCGAGGTACTCGAATGCATAAAACATAAGCGTCAAATTAAAGAAGAAGAAGATGATCGGAACATATTGAGAATACAGCTCCCGATATTGATCCCAGTGAAAGAATGGATAAATAAACAAGGTTCCTATAAATTGGAAGAGTTGGACAAAGTACGAAATAACCGGGATTATACCTATTCCAAATGCAGTAAACAGCGACCATAATGAACCACCAATGAACTCTTTTCTGTTTTCAGTCGGGTTCAAAATCATACCAATTATAGTTGTAAAAAATGGCCCACCCATCAACATAAATGCGCCTAATAAAATGAGCACAAACGGCATCAAAATAATAAGTAAAGGCGAAACAACCGTGTATAATTCTTTCGGTATATTTTGACATATTTTGGTAATGTAACCAAATATAGCTCGTAACATTGCGCGGTCTGATGAAAATGAAAATATGAATGCATTATTAACCCATTGTTTGAAACGAGCCTTAATGAACTCCCAATTCAATAGATTAACTTGGGTGACACCCTCTTCAACACTATCCTTCACCATATCTACATCTTCTTTGGTAAGACAGAACCATTTAAAGACATATGTATCGAGCAGGATCGCTGCCTTCAGATATATTTTTTCGGGAGTTTCAAGTTTAGGATTATCTGCAATTCCTCCAAATTTATCATCACAATCCGCTTCACATGATGTATATTCGTTTGTATAACAATACGGCCATTTATGTCTGTCCGTAGGAAACAGAGTTTCAAGATTGAGACTGTTATTTCGAATACTTTCAGGGGTAGAATAGAAGAGGATATTTACGCAGACGACCGAAATGATGAGCGTTTCAATAAAAAGGGTCAGTACACTCAATCCGAATTCTTTTAACGCATTAATATCGAATAATGATTTGGGTTTGGCTTTCTCTTTTGGTTTTTCAGCAGATGAGTCTTTTTCTTTGTCATCGCCACCGCCGAACATCCCGCCTACTTTGCTAAACGTGCCTTCGCCTTCGCCTTCACCTTCGCCTTCTTCGCCGGTGTCTATCTTTTCTTCATCATCGTCAGCCATTGTATAACGAAACAAGTTATATATACGAGAGAATATTATCGGAAGCGGATTACCGCGCGTACATTAATCCACAGTTACCCGACAAGAATGTAAGTACATTATATCGTTCTTCCAAAATATGAAAATCATAACTATATAGGTAAATATTCACGTTTGGTTTATTCATGCCGATAATCTCTCGAGTGTTCGGATTACAAATCACTTTTACTTCGGCGGCAGTATCCAACGGCGGATATATCGTTGACAGTTCCAACTCAATTTGATTAAACTTGCTCATATTAATTGCCCCGCTGGGTTGCAGATCATATGGATCCGAGTTCAGGCAGAAATTGTAACAATAAATTCCCGGTTTCGCACTCCCGCGTGTGCGCGTATATTTTTCGACATAATTGTAAACACCCGCGTCTAAGAGATTCTCTCGATACTTTCCATTCAGAGAGATACCCAACATCTGCAAAATATCGCGCTCGTTCTCTGACTGAAAATCGCCCGTAATGTGAAGTCCAGTAAGACGTTTATCGCGTGGATTGATACCCGGTCCAATTCCATTCTTCGGACCATTCTTGTCAAAGTAATACGTATCGAATTTGTACTTGTCTCTCCACACGGTGGTTTGTATATCGCTCGATGTAGTCACAATTTCACTAAAATTATTTGGTCTCCAATCATCATCGATCGGCGCAGGAATGATGTCGTATGGCAGATAATTATACGGCCAGTTTGTATAATTGCTCCACTCGTTACGAAGATTCACGTCGCTTCGTTGGAAAAACATCGTCCATGACGACACCATACCCATCGAGTTCTCTATTTTGATTTTCTTACTTCCAGTTACATCATTGAACGTCCAATCATAATATGACTTAATCAAGTACTTTTGTTGATTCGCGGCGAAGATCTTGGATTCATCATCCGAGAGAAAGCAGTAGGTCGCCATTAGATGAACATCCGCATTCCAATCTGTACGAATACTTGGGTATGAGTTCAGTGATAAATCAATACTGGGTGGCGGATATAAAAATCGCCACATTTGATGAAGTGGGTTTGTGAAATCAGGTTGTACAACAGGCCAATAATTACCAGGATCACCCACATCACGTATGGTGAAGAGTTCCTTCACGGGACGAAGCGTGACGTCGATTTGAAGTTGATTATATTGAAGACATACGAGCGGAAATGCCATTTTCGAAGACAAGGTGAACCATGCATTGATCGGGATGTATATTTTCCTACCACGAATCGACGGTTCTGCACCGGCAACATTCGCTGTTCGATATGCATTTGGGTACTGGTTTAATCGAGCACCTGAACAACCTGGATTGTATAACTCGGGAACATGTCCAGTCATTTCATTATATAATTCCCGTTTACTCGCGTCAAGATCCCGCTCTACAATTGCCATCAAATTATTCCCGGTGAATTTTTGAAGCGTCATACCGCCAACAGATATCACGATTTCTTTCACCATTTGAGTCCCCAAGTTTTCGATCCACCGAAATTCATACGGCGCCCACATATCGGATATATTAGATGGAGGATGAATCGGGCTCCAAATCGACGGCAATGTCACGCAAATATACGTGTCCATCAATAGTTCTGCATATCTCGGAACATAAAAGGTGAATTTTGATTCTTCCGTCGATCGCAGTTTCTTTTGTCCATCGAAATCAATTCTAAACTTTTGAAGACCAAAATTCGTATATTTAAGATAGGTGCTTTTAAAAAATGACTTCTTTGGATTGCCATTTAAGATGACATTTTGGTTGCCAGTAGCAATGAGATTCAATAAACCACCAGTCATTTAGTATTTTAGTATTCTCTTGATTAATACCTCTACTTGTTATAACTTTATATAAAAATATATAGGATATATAATTAGAAATGAAAGAGAATCGGGTAGAGTTTATATTTATAGGTATTATTATTCTTGGTTTTGCAATATGGAAAATATCTGAGATGGTTAAAACCCGATGTTACCAAAAACAAACCAAATTATATGAAGGATTCTTAGCCGAAAAAGCGGCGGCGGCGACAACCGAACCCAACACAGGATTAACGACGGGAATCTTCGGTACAGATCCAGCAAATACGAAGTTATTATCTGAAGTACAACATCTCGTTAAAAAAAACGATACCGACCCCCTTTCTACCGAAAATTTTACAGTAGATACGCCAGAATATGAAATGACATTACATCAACGTAGACGATCTGCAACGGCATTAGATCATCAATCCGGATTTCAGTCAGGGACCGCACCAGCTCCACCGCCAAGTCTTACGGAAAATGCGGTCAATGTAAAAGAAGGTATGGAAAATGCAGATGCTGACACGAAGGATGTCATCGAACGAAATATAACATCCATTAATCCGAGTGACAGTCAGTCCAAGTTCAAATTGCGTGATTATTACATTAAAGCCGCGCATAATGCATTCAATCCTGATAACTTCAAGAATTCGAATGTAAGTATGGATGCTTTTCTTTATGTGATTGCGCGCGGTTGTCGTTTCATCGATTTTGAAGTATTTTCGGTAGAAAATCAGCCGGTGATTGCCTCGTCTTCGGTGAACTCTTTTAATTACAAAGAAACGTATAACCACATCCCCGTATCCGATGCATTTGAAGTACTCGGTAATTATGTATTCTCTGGATCAAAATGCCCGAATCCAGGTGATCCATTTATTATTCATATGCGAATGATGTCACAGAATATCACAATGTATGACAACCTTGCGAAAATCATATCACAAAGTAAGTCGGTTGCTCGATATTTGCTTGGTCCAAAATATGGACGAGAGTACCAGTCAAAAGATTTAGGCAACGAGGATCTTCTGGACTTCAAAGGAAAAATAATTTTGATGGTGGATGGAACCAATCCGGTATACCGAAAGACAAAACTATTTGAACTAATCAATATGAGTTCGAAATCGATGTTTCTTTCCAAGTATACGTATTTTGGTGTGAAGAATGTCGGTGATCCACAAATATTCAAAGATGCAAATAAGAAGAATATGTGTTTGGTATTACCAGAAAAGGGGGGTCGTCCTATCAACGAAGGTCATAATGGTCCTTTTACTTGGGGGTGTCAAATTGTGGCAATGTGTTTTCAGGAAGAGGCGCGGGATGAAAAGTTGAAGGCGTATGAGGATAAGTTTGCATCGGTAGGTTATGCGTTTATTCTAAAACCAGAGGATTTACGTTATGTCCCAATTACAATTCCTGCACCAAAACCGCCCAACCCGAAAGCATCCATGGAATCCAGACCAGCGGAAGCTGCTGGCGGTGTCAAGATTACCATATAATTTGCTTTGTTCGTTGCGCCTGCGAGGCTCCACTCATTCCGCGCTCCACTCATTCCGCGCTCCACTCATTCCGCGCTCCACTCATTCCGCAAATTACCTTTATAGATTTTGTTGTCCATTTTTCCCTCGATTTTGTTGGTTTTCAACGCAAATTATCTAATCATATGATAGACATATCATATTATTTTAATTCAACCTGTTATGCCACATAATAAAGAAGACGGTCAAGAGATCGAGCCAGATATTTCATATGACGAAAAGGAGCTCGAGATCTTGCGTGATGCGGTTGATATTGTTGAAAAAAAGAAGGGAGAGGCGATCACCCGCGACCCCAAAGTAAAGAAAATCATATCCATTGTAGAGGATTTTATTGCAAATAAGAAACTTGTGTGTTATGGTGGAACTGCGATCAATAATATCTTACCAGAAGATGCCCAGTTTTACAATAAGGACATCGAACTTCCAGATTATGACTTTTATTCCGATAAGGCGCTTGATCATGCGAAAGAATTGGCAGATATTTACTATAAAGCGGGTTATGAAGACGTTGAAGCAAAGTCGGGTGTTCATCATGGCACGTACAAAGTATTCGTTAATTTCACTGGTATCGCTGATATAACCCAAATGGATCCTGCGCTCTTCAAAGCAATCTCTCGAGATGCGATTATCAAAAAGGGAATACGCTACGCTCCACCCGACTTTCTTCGAATGGCGATGTATTTAGAATTGTCACGTCCAGATGGCGATGTTTCTCGTTGGGAGAAGGTGCAAAAACGGCTAACCTTATTGAATAATCATTACCCATTGAAAGGGTATGACTGCGATAAGATCGAATATCAGCGCGGATTTGAAGGTGCGACAAAGTCGAATAGTGGGGAGATTAGTATTTCAAAAACGAGGTCGAAGTCCGCGTCGAAGTCGACTGCCCGTTCCCATACAGTGAAACGAGGCGGAGGCAGTAGCGTAAAGGCCTTAAAACGAGACGCAATTCGGGGTGTGATTCGAAAGTATCGTCATTTGGGCGCATATATGAAACATTTGTTTTATGCAGTACCATCACATGAAGAAACTATCGGTGATTTTAATTATAAGCTGGAAGAAGATACATTGACGCATCGTTATCGTTTGATTGCAACGTACGAGAGATTACTTGGAAAGGATGATGTATTTGTATTGTATTCTATGAAGCATCGTGATTTAGATAGCACAGCGAGCGCGAGCAGGAGTGCGAGCAGGAGTGCGAGCGATAGCAGGAGCGAGAGCAGGAGTGCGAGTGAGAGCAGGAGTGCGAGTGAGAGCAGGAGTGCGAGCGCGAGTGAGAGCAGGAGTGCGAGTAGGAGCGCGAGCGCGAGCAAGACCGCGACCCGTAGCAAGAGCAAGAGTCATACCCCCGTGTATTCTATGAGCAAATCAAGTGTTTCTTATTCAAGCAATCGAGAGAAAGAACTGGCAGAGAGTGATGTTTATCATATTGTTCGCGATGTGTTCATAAAAAACCGCGCAGTATTCTTTGGCGGGTATGCGAATATTTTGTATTCTCGGTACATGCCAAAACACCAGCGCCGTATTGTTCAAAAAATCCCCGATTTTGATGTTCTCTCGGAAGATCCACGCGCTCTCTGTGAAGCCGTCGTTCGTGAGCTTACCGCACATAAATATAATGATGTCAAATATACAAAACACGCTGGAGTCGGTGAAGTCATTTCTGAACATTATGATATCAGAATAGGGGATGAAGTCATCGCATTTTTATACAAACCTCTTGCATGTCACAGCTATAATACAATACGGATCGACAATGAATCGATTCGTATTGCGACAATTGATACGATGTTGAGTTTTTACTTGGCGTTCATCTACGCTGACCGCATTTATTACGACATTAATCGCATTTTGTGTATGTCGCAGTTTCTCTTCGATGTTCAACAACATAACCGCCTTAAGCAAACCGGACTTTTGAAACGGTTCAGTATCAATTGTTACGGAGAACAACCAACATTAGAATCCATGCGTTTTGAGAAAACCGAAAAATATGAAGAACTTAAAGGGAAACGTGGATCACGTGAGTTTGAAGAGTGGTTCTTGCGATATATTCCATATGAGAATGCGGGTTCGGGAAAGAAGGCGGTGTCGAAAACTCGTAAACGTAAACAAAAGAAGGAATAAAGCAAGAGTTACCTGAGCCCTTCACCCAATTTATTTAATAGTTTCATAATGACAAACAAAATACCGGCAAACATTGCGCTTGTAGCTGTTAAACCTATCATTTTGAAATTTCCATCTTCTCCGAATAGTGACGGGAAAAAATGAAGAAGTTGTGCGCGAAAGATTGGCATCTGGAAAATAAAATACATGACGCCGACAAGGACCGGCATTTGAATATCATAATAGATTGCTTCAAGTGTATCAAGTTGGTTTGATTGACGTGCATTTGCACGAACGATACTTTCCATCGATGTATGATCTTTGATGTAATCGTCGCCGTCATTGGAAAAATGTACGGACTTAGGGTGAGGCACATAATTCGGCCTGGCTTGATCGTCGTGTGTAAATGAATTAGGATTCATTGGAATATCTCTCGTAGGTATCATTGTCATCCCGTTTGCGCTTGCACGTTGAACACCTTGCATCACTTCATTCATTACATTTCCGGGTACATGAGCGGGTCCTTGTTCAATACCGATATTCGGAGAATAAATCAGAGGTGCGCCGTGATTACCATTACCACTGGGGGTTTGACTACTTAATGGAAGATCGTCTATACTTGTTGTGTCACTCATTGCTAAAGAATATTTATATTTCAGTTGTAGATATACATATTCGTATATTGAAGAGACACAATTTTATACGCAATGCATTCATGCATCAATGCATTCATGCATCAATGCATCTGAACCTCCTTCTTGCTTGGATCACATTTGACCGCATTTGTCTTATATTGATAACACTTGTCATCCAATTTGTATGTATCATTCTCTAAATCCTTAAGAGGTGGCGCACGAAATCGAATACATGACCGGTCTTTGCATACTTTTCGAAACAATGAAGCAATGCCGAGACCAAGCACAATCGAGATAATGATTTTACCAGTATCTGTATGAAGTAAGCGTTGAAATCCCATTATTGAATTGTATAATGCTATACGTACTCTAATATATACAGATATAAATTAGAGTCATTGTGTCAGTCAGTATTCGTTCTTGTGCATTATTGCACAGGTATCTTCTTTATACTACCTTTGGCTTTATCACACGGGACTTCTTTCGCCTTGAATGAAAAGCAATTATCAGCGTTGTCTTTAAATTGAAAATTGCGAAGATTGTCTGGTGTAGGATAAACATAAATGATCTTAGGGTTCGGTACCGAAATGTAGACATAGAAAAGGCCGATGGAGAGGCTTACGATGAAAATCGGAAGGGAAATATGGTCAAATAAATTAAACATTATGCACTGTAGATGTCAAATCGTGGCGGGAATGTATTATATTATGTTGCGATAATTACTGGCGTTTCGAGGGTGCCGAGGGTGCGACGACAGCACCTCCACCCCCCGCCCTCGCCCCCGCCGTGCCTGCGCCCGGCATCGTAACAACACCCACTGGTTTACTAACGATACGATTATCCGCGACCCATTTTGGCATGATCACCGGCATATACAGCTCATGATAGCTATATTTCTTCTGCGAGAGATTGAATTCACGATCATTGTACATTTGAACAAGTGCGCCATTCGTATTTTCGTTGGTCTCTACTTGGGAATAAATATACTTCGTCTCTCGCAACTTCATATACGCTGGCTCAATATCAGTCTGATATATCACGAGGATATCATCAATGATGCTTCGATTCTTCCATTCCGACTCGCGGAATTCTGTCATGTACTCCTTAATCCGTGCAACTTTCTCGGATATTACGCGAGTCAATGTATCAGTGTCTTTTTGGAGGTCGTCGTTATCTGTTACACTCAAGTAGTAACTCCTGAATTCCGCATACATTTTCAATTGTTCTTGTAGTTTATGCTGAACTGCGTCAAACTGTTCGAGTAACTCGTCCTCGTTAATGAACCTGAAAAGAAGATCCAACTTCATCCGAATAATCTCGTCCTTTGTTGCACGCACTTCTTCGAGAGATTCATTCATCAATGTCTCTAAACTCGCGTATTTTCCGCGGATAACCTCGATATGAAATCCGCATGGTTGAGAGATATTTCCGCATATTGCCTTCAGTTTACCATCGATTTCCGTGAAAATCGAACCGCCTTCCTGTTTACACACAATACACGCGGGTTTGATCATCGCAAGACGTTTGGCTTTTTGTTGCGCCGAAAGAGACTTCCAATTGATAACGGGGTCATTCATCAAGCGTTGTCGCCGTTTTTCAAGCGCAGAATTGTATTTTTCCTTAAATGAATAATATCCGTGAATCGCGTCATTGATTTTCACGCGTTCCTCCTCTGGGATGAGTTGGTACGGATAAATCAAACCGCGGAACTCATTTGGATCTGCTGCACGCTGAAGATGCTTTTTAAGCGCGTCTTCTTGTTTGCGCGTCATTTCTAAGAGGACACGGGTCGCCTTTTTAAGAGTATCACGTTTATCCTGGGCTTCTTTTTGTTCTGCGATTCTTGATGCGGCAGCACCTCCGTATTGTGTACGCTCTTGAATCGCTGCATGTAAATTTTGGTATACTGACATGATTCGTATTCTGTTATACTAACATTAGAATCAAATAATGGTAGTTAAACGTCGTCGACTCCCGTCGACTCCCGTCGGGCATTCCGCGTTATGCGTAATCACGTTTCCAGTAATCCTCATCCGGTGTCTTCCACATCGGAAGATTTGTCAACATACCCATTCCATTTCCTGCGGGATGAATGCGACAATCCATCGGAATTCCTTTACTTTGAGCATAGTGGGTTGCATTGACCATTTTGAGTTTCGAGAGAATGTATTCTTGTTGCTGCCGTTTCTTTGCTTCCACTTCTTCCGGTGTTGGTTTACCTTTGTAACGAAGATATAAAAATATGCCTAAACATAAAAAGAACCCGATACCAACCATAAAGTTAAACGTCTGTGTATGGTAATAATCTTTGAGTTTATGGCACTGCTCGAGAGATTTACTTAAAAAATATCGAACACCTGGTTCGGTTAATGTAGGCGCTGGAGCATTATCATTCATCGCCACGATGAATACGAGACACTTATTATAGAATGAAAAAATAACGAAGGAATGGAAACGCAACGCGATCGATTCGCTTATTCCACCACCACCACCGTCGCCAAAGAGCGGAACGGGGCAATACAAATAATCCATGTATAATGTAGTTACACTACCCTATTAAATGGCAGAGTTAAGTTCATCCGCTGCAATCGGGTTTTTTTTGGTTATATTTGCCGGGTATTGTTATTACAAATTCAAGAAAAATGGCGTGTTAAGTGGTGGTATAACATTCATGTTTTTCATTGTTCTCATCACCGGGGAATACTTCATCAATCTTGCAATGTCAAAAGATATATGTGGATTCGATCAAGAAAAAACGGCGCTTATCGCAACTCTATTACCGTGGTTTCTTGTTTTAGGAGTGCTCAAGGCGGCATTAATCGTGTTTCCTGGTTGGTTGACACCTTTTAGTAACACATTCGGATATATCTTTGTTTCAGCAGTCACTGATTTAAAGGATGTATTCAATTCTAT